GCTAAAGTTGTGCTTGATGGAGACATACACACAGAAACACAAACATTAGCTGGTTTAGATAATCGAGACTTAGCCAAGCGTTTTTACTACTGTTTTTTATATGGTGGTGGTGTTAAAAAAATTGCAGCAGTAACAAATAAAACAGTTGCCGAAGCAAGTAAAATTAAAAAACGTTTCTTAAACAATTTACCTGCATTAAATAAATTGATTGAGAATGTACAAGCAGCTGCTGAACGTGGTTATTTAATTGGTCTTGATAAAAGACAAGTTAAAGTACGTTCGCCACATGCTGCATTAAACACTTTGTTACAAAGTTCTGGAGCCATAGTGTGTAAACAGTGGTTAGTTGAATTTGATAAAGTTATAAAAAACATTTCCAATGCACAGCAAGTTGTATGGGTACATGATGAAATACAAGTAGAATGTCTTGAAGAAGACGCAGAACAAGTTGGGCAATTAGCCGTAAAAGCAATCGAGGACACTGGTAAATATTTTAATTTAAGACTTCCATTAACTGGTGAATACAAAATAGGAAATAACTGGAGTGAAACACACTAATGATTAAAAGTAAAAAATTCTCAGATTTTGATAAAGATTTAAAATATGGGCAAGACAGAGAAAATAGAATAGTGTCCATATTAGATGCTAAAAAAACTAAAGTAGAAGTTAAGACTGAAAGAGATTGGTGGTTTAAAACTGGTAACATTGCAATTGAAGTAGAGTGTAATGGTAAACCATCTGGAATTATGGCTACCAAAGCTGACTATTGGATTCATATTTTAGCTGATGGTAATAAAGATTATTGCAGATTAATTTTTGACACTCCAATTGTAAAACGCTTAGCTAAAAAATACATAAAAAATATTAAAAGTGGTGGGGATGGTTGGAGAAGTAGATTTGTGCTAGTTCCATTATCCGAAATATTTGAGGCAAAAAATTTAACGTAAAATAACAAAAAGGAAAATAATATATGAGTGATAAATTAGTAAAGAAAAAAGTATTAGTAATTGATGGTGATATTTTATTATATAAGATAGCATTAAACAATGAAGTAGATACACACTGGGGTGAAGGACTTTGGACTTTACATTGTGATGCTAATATTTGTAAAGCTGATGTTGATTTAGTAATAGATAATCTAGGCTCTAGTCTTGAAGCTGATGATTATGTTGTAGCATTAACTGATTCACATAATTTTAGAAAAGATGTTTTACCTTCTTACAAAAGCAATCGTAGAGACAAAAGAAAACCAATGGCATTAAAAGCATTAAGAGATTATGTTATGGAAAAGCATAACGGTGTTGTTTGGAAAAACTTAGAAGCTGATGATGTACTAGGCATTATGGGTACAGAACCTTCATTAGATGAAGAACGTATTGTAGTTAGTATTGATAAAGATTTAAAAACAGTTCCTTGTCTTTTATCAGCTGACGGACAAACAATAGAAAAAATACCTCAAAGATTAGCTGATTATAATTTTATGATACAAACTTTAACAGGTGATAAAGTTGACGGTTATGATGGTATTGAAGGTGTTGGTATTAAGACTGCTGAAAAATTAATAATGAAATACACTAACGTTCCCTTATTAGACCTATGGAAAATAGTCAAAAAGATTTATGTAGATAAAGGCTATACTGAGGCAGAAGCTTTACAACAAGCCAGAGTTGCACACATTCTAAGACATGGAGAATACAATAAGAAAACTGGAGAGGTAAAACTATGGACATTATAAAAAAACCACCCCACTATAATCAAGGGGGTATTGAGCCTATAGATTATATTGTGGCTAACAAACTTTCGTACTGTGAGGGTAACGTTGTAAAGTATATTTCAAGATGGAAATTTAAAGGCGGTGTAGAAGATTTAAAAAAAGCAAAACAATACATTGATTTTATTATTGATAAAGAAAGTTTAACTACAGTTACAGAAAGTAAAATAAAAGATGCTTGAACATAGACATATAATTATTAGAGCTACTGTTAAAAAACCACCTACGGATGTTGATAAAATTAAAGTTTGGGTTAGAACTTTAGTAGAAAAAATAAACATGAAACCTTTAGGTGACACTGTAGCTGTGTATGTAAATAAAGAAGGCAACAGAGGTTTAACTTGTGTGCAATGTATTGAAACTTCACACATTGCGTTTCATTCTTGGGATGAAGACAAACCTGCTGTTATACAATTAGATGTATACACATGTAGTACACTAAGAAAACAAACTGTGTTTGATGCTCTTGAAGAGTTTCAACCCATAGAAATTAATTACATGACATTTGATAGAACAAAATATATAGAAATAAAACACATATGATAGATTACGAAAGAGATAATTTACTTACTGATTTTGGTAAGACAACATTAAAAGACAGGTACTTGTTACCAAATGAAACATCACCACAAGATGGATTTATGAGAGCAGCTAAAGCATTTTCTGATAACGAAGAAATGGCAGAACGTATTTATTCTTATGCATCTAAACTTTGGTTCATGTATTCAACGCCTATTTTGTCTAACGGAGGCGCTAACAGAGGCATGCCTATTTCATGTTTTTTAAATTATGTTGGTGATAGTAGAGAAGGATTAACAGGACACTACACAGAGAACGCATGGCTTGCTTCTGTAGGTGGTGGAATTGGTGGTTACTGGGGTGACATTAGAAGTGATGGTGTTGCTACATCAGGTGGTTCTCAATCGTCTGGTTCAATTCCATTTTTACATGTAGTAGACTCAGAGATACTTGCTTTTTCTCAAGGTAAAACAAGACGTGGTAGTTATGCTGCGTACATGGATGTGTCACACCCTGAGATAATAGAATTTTTAGAAATGAGAAAACCTAGTGGTGGTGATGTGCATAGAAAATGTTTAAACTTACATCATGCAGTGAATTTATCAGATGACTTTATGCAGTTAATAGATAACTGTATTAAACAACCTACTTTTGATGACAGTTGGAATTTAATTGACCCACACACTAAAAAAATAGTAAGAACTATATCAGCTAGAGATTTGTGGTTAAAGATATTAGAGACTCGAGTAGCCACTGGTGAGCCTTATGTTTCATTTATAGATACTATTAATGAAGCGTTGCCTGAAACACAAAAGAAATTGGGATTAAAAGTACATCATTCTAATTTATGCAGTGAGATTACTTTACCTACTAATGAAAATAGAACAGCAGTGTGTTGTTTGTCTTCAGTAAATTTAGAAAAGTATGATGAATGGAAAAAAGATAGTTTATTTATATCTGATTTAGTTAGATTTTTAGACAATGTGTTACAATATTTTATTGATAACGCACCAGAAGAATTGTTTAAAGCTAGGTTTAGTGCTAACAATGAAAGAAGTATTGGTCTAGGTGCTATGGGTTTTCATGCATATTTACAATCTAAAAACATTCCTTTTGAATCTGCTTTAGCTAAGTCATTAAATTTACAAATGTTTAAAAAGATTAAAGCTGAAGCTGTAGAAGAAAGTAAAAGACTTGCAGTAATAAGAGGTGAGGCACCAGACATGGAAGGCACAGGCATGCGTAATGCGCATTTGTTAGCCATTGCTCCCAATGCTAGTTCATCCATTATTTGTGGTACAACTTCACCATCAATAGAGCCTTACAGAGCAAACGCATATGTACAGAAAACTATGTCTGGTTCATTTTTAGTTAAAAATAAATACTTAGAAAAATTATTAGAGAAAAAAGGTATTAACAATGATAAAATGTGGACTTCAATATTAGCTAATCGTGGTTCAGTTTTACATCTTAATGAATTATCTGATTATGAAAAAGATATTTTTAAAACAGCAATTGAAATTAATCAACAATGGATAATTGAACACGCATCTGACAGACAACAATATGTTTGCCAATCACAATCAGTAAATGTATTTGTACCTGCTGATGTTAACATAAAAGAATTACATGATACACATATGTTAGCTTGGAAAAGAAAGTTAAAAACTTTGTATTATTGTAGAAGTGAAGCAATTAAACGTGCTGAGTTAGTATCTAAAAAAGTAGAAAGAACAATTATACCAGAAGCTGATTGTTTAGCTTGTGAGGGATAATGACAGACAGTAGTTTATTTGATGGTGTTAATTATAAACCAATATACAAAAAAAATAAAAAACAAAAAAAGAAGAAACAAAAACAATCAGTGTTATGGACAGTATACCATACTATCTTAGCAGTGGAATTATTAATCATAATTATTATAGAAGGAATTGAATTATATTATGGCGTTATTTGATAAAAGAACATACTATAAACCGTTTGATTACGGTTGGGCGTTTGAAGCGTATGACATGCAACAAAAAATGCATTGGTTACCAAGTGAAGTACCACTACATGAAGATGTAAGAGATTGGAATGAAAGATTAACAACAGAAGAAAAAAATCTTATAGGACAAATTTTAAAATTTTTTACTCAAGGTGATGTGGATATAGCACAAGCATATTTAGATAAATATATTCCTAAATTTAAAGCACCAGAGATTAGAATGATGTTGTCTGCTATTGCAAGTAGTGAAGCTAATCATGCTCATTCTTATTCATTGTTAAATGATACTATTGGTTTACCTGATAAAGAGTATAAAGCATTTGAAGAATACAAAGAAATGTCTGATAAACATACTTATTTATTTAAAAGTAAAGGTACTGGGATAGAAGGATTAGCTAGAGAAATAGCTTGTTTCTCAGCGTTTGGTGAAGGCTTACAGTTGTTTGCTTCATTTGTAATGCTACTTAACTTTCAGCGGTATGGGCGTATGAAGGGAATGTGCCAAATTGTTACTTGGTCTATTAGAGATGAGACACACCATGTTGAAAGCATGATTAAACTATTCCATGAAATAGTAAAAGAAAACCCAAATATTTGGACAGAAAAATTTAAAGCAAGTATTTACCAAACATGTCGAGACATGGTAGATTTAGAAGATAAGTTTATTGACTTAGCTTTTAACATGGGCGGCATTAGAGGACTTAAAGCTGAAGAAGTGAAACAATACATTAGATACATTGCTGATAGAAGATTGTTACAGCTGTCTTTAAAACCAAATTATGGTGTCAAAGATAACCCTTTAGGTTGGTTAGATTGGGTATTAAATGGCGTAGAACATGCTAATTTCTTTGAAAATAGAGCAACAGAGTATAACAAAGGTACAATCACGGGCAACCTGTGGGAGTAAAGTACCCTTTTTAGAAGGATTAAAACATGAATGACTCAGACGATTTAGTATTACCTACAAAAGTAGATGATTTAATAGAGCTTTTAAACAAAGTTTATCCTGAAAAATCACCGTCTTTAAACGACAAACCTAATGAAATTTACTTTCAAGCAGGTCAAAGAGATGTTGTTAAATTTATCAATACCTTAAAAGAGAGGACAGAGAAATAAATATGTGTATGTCAGCACCTAAAGTGCCAGAAGTAAAAGCAGCACCAGCACCAGCAGCTCCTATTGAATCTCCAATTGCAGAAGAAAAAGTAGCAAAAGTAGAAACATCAGTAGACACGCAAGAGTCAGTAGCTAAAACAGCTAAAAAAAGAGGAACACGTGCTTTACAAACTTCTTCTGGTTTAAACATACCTACAGTTTCAGGTTTAAATATATCTTAATATATGGAATATGATAACGTTAATATGTTACAAGAGACCGCTAAACAACGTTATGAATTTCTTAAACATGACAGAGAACACTTTTTAGATAGAGCGCAAGAGTGTAGTGAGTTAACTATACCTTCTCTACTTCCTCCTGATGGACACCATTCATCAACAGAACTATACAATCCCTTCCAATCCGTAGGCGCAAGAGGAGTTAATAATTTAGCTTCTAAACTATTGCTTTTATTGCTGCCGCCTAATTCTCCTTTTTTTAGATTATCAATATCAGGTGACGCTAAAAAAGATTTAGACCAACAAAAAGAAATGAAGTCTGAAATTGAAAAATCTTTAGCAACTATTGAAAGAGAAGTTTCAAATAAAATTGAACAATTAGCTTTAAGAGTTTCTGTGTTTGAAGCACTTAAACATTTAATTGTAGCTGGAAACGTTCTTACTTATTTACCTAAAAAAGGAAACATGAGAGTTTTTCCTTTAACTAATTTTGTATGTAAAAGAGATGCTTCAGGAAATTTATTAGAAGTTATTATTAAAGAAAATGTTAATCCTACATATTTAGAACAAGATGTTAGAGACCAAATTATTAGAGATTCAGAATATAAAAAAGATGAAGACTGTGAATTATACACACACATTTATAAATTAAATGAAAATAAATTTTACACATGTCAAGAAGTTAAAGGTATAAAAATTCCTAGTTCTATTGGTTCATACACTATGGACACGCTGCCTTACCAAGCATTAAGAATGGTTAGAGTAGATAATGAAAATTATGGTAGAGGATATGTAGAAGAATTTTTAGGAGATTTAAAATCATTAGAAGGTTTATCACAAGCTCTTGTAGAGTCTGCTGCTGCGTCTTCTAAAGTTGTGTTTCTTGTTAGACCTAATTCAGTAACTAGAAAAAAAGATTTAGCACAAACTAGAAATGGGGACATTATAACTGGTAGTCCAGATGATGTTGCTGTATTACAGGCTAACAAACAATATGATTTACAAGTAGTTGAAAGAAGTATTGCTAAGCTAGAAGAAAGAATGTCTTATGCTTTCTTATTACACACAGCTATACAAAGAGATGCTGAAAGAGTTACAGCACAAGAAATTAGATACATGGCAGAGCAACTAGAAACAGCTATGGGTGGTATATATTCATTACTATCACAAGAGTTTCAATTACCATTAGTTTCAATATTAATGAAAAGAATGTCTCAAGCCAATGAGATACCTTCTTTACCTAAGAACTCAGTTAGACCTACAATTATTACAGGTGTAGAGGCTTTAGGTAGAGGAAATGATTTACAAAAATTAAGAGAATTTGTTGCTGAGATAGGAAACTTAGCACAAGTAAATCCTGCTGTAGTTCAAGCATTGAATACACAAGATTTAATAAAACGTTTAGCTACAGGTTTAGGTATTGATACTGAAGGACTTATAAAGTCTGAAGAAGAATTAATGCAGGAGCAAGAAGCGCAAGAAGAACAAATGCAAAATCAGCAAATGATGGGCATGGTTGAGAAAGCGGTTGCTCCAGTTGCAGCAAACGTAACTAAACAACAAGGACAATAATACAATGGTAGACAAAGTAGAGATAACAACAGAAGATACTGGTATTGAAAAACCAGAAGAACAAACAAACGAGACACAGTCAACACAAAGTAAACCTGAAGGCTTACCTGAAAAATTCAAATCAGTTGAAGATTTAGCTAAGTCCTATGCAGAGTTAGAAAAGAAACTTGGTGGACAATCTCAAGAAGAAGTAGACCCAATTAAAGAAGCATCTTTAAAACAGGAACCTGCTAAAACAGAAAACAATTTAGAAATAGCTGAAAAAGCTGTAACTGATGCTGGTTTAGATATGAGTTCTTTACAAAAAGAATACGCTGAAAAAGGTGAACTTGATGCTAAATCATATGAAGCTTTAGAAAAATCGGGTATTACAAAAGATATAGTCAACAGTTACATTGCAGGTCAAGCGGCTATTGCTGACAAACAAGCTGCTGAAATAAAAGCAACTGTTGGTGGTGATGCAAGTTACCAAGAAATGGTTGATTGGGCAGCAAGCAATATGAATGATGGTGAAAAACAAGCATATAATAAAGCAGTCAATAGCGGAGATATGGACACAGTTAAGTTAGCAGTTAATGCACTTAAAGGTCAATATGAAAGAGCTAATGGAACTGAGCCAAAACTTGTAGAAGGTAAAACTTCTGGTACAAGTGAACAAGGTTATGCATCTTGGGCGCAAGTTACAGAAGCTATGTCTAATCCTAAATATGCTAAAGACCCTGCTTATCAAGCAGAAGTTAAAGCAAAACTAGCTAACAGTAATATATAATATGAAAAACAGTCTATACGGAAACATGAATAAAAGAAAAAAAGCAGGCACTTCAAGACCTAAGTCTAAAAGTACAGTAAGTGCTAAAGCTTATTCTAATATGAAAAAAGGTTTCCCAAGTAAGAAAAAATAAAACATTTAACTTTGCGGGTGAAAGCCCGCAGAGTACATAGTTGTGCGTCCTTTTTAGGAGGCAACTGCTAAAACATAATAATTAAGTCTAACGACTTGACCACCTGCGGGTGACAATCTTGGAACTACAACTGAAAATATGTCGAGGCTTTTATAAACAATAACATAACAAAAGGAAACCAATATGGCAAACGCAAGTCCTGTTTCACAGGGTCTAGTTAATGCTACTGGTACTGAAGATGCATTGTTTCTGAAAGTTTTTGCTGGAGAAGTTCTTACTTCTTTTGACAGAGCTTCAGTAACTGCTGGCGCTGAAATGGTTAGAAGTATATCTTCTGGCAAATCAGCAACTTTCCCTGTAATGGGTAGAGTTGGCGCTGCATATCACGTAGCAGGAGCAGAAATAACTGGTTCTGATGTAAACCACAACGAAAAGGTTATTACAATTAATGACCTTCTATTATCTTCTGTGTTCTTATCGAACATTGAAGAAGCTAAAAACCACTGGGATGTAAGAAGTGCATATTCTACAGAAATTGGAAGAGCATTAGCTTTCCAAAAAGATAAGCATATCCTACAAACTATTGGTCAAGCATCTCAAGCAACAGCAAACGTAGCAGATTCAGGCTATGGTGCTGGTTCAACTGTAACAAATACTGGTATTGCTAGTGCTACTGCTTCAACAGCAGCTAACGCTATGATTGATGCTTTATTTGATGCAGCTAAAGCTTTAGACGCTAACTACGTTCCAAAAGAAGGTAGAAAAGCTTTCATTAGATTAGAAGAATACTACAAGCTAGCTAATGGAACTAATGTAACTAACGTTGACTTCTCAGGTCAAGGTTCAATTGCTGAAGGTAAAGTAGTTAAAGTTGCTGGAATTGAATTAATTCCAACTCCTCACTTTATCGACAGTAACATTGTTGCAGCTAATGACGAAACACCTGCTTCAGGTAAATCAGCTACTATTGCTGACCCTCAAGCGGTAAATTTATCAAACTATGTATGTTTGGTATCTCATCCGTCAGCAGCTGGAACTGTTAAGTTAATGGACTTAGCTGTTGAATCTGAATACGACATCAGAAGACAAGGTACATTAATGGTTGCTAAATACGCTATGGGTCATGGTGTACTTAGACCAGAAGCAGCTGTAGGAATTAAAGAAGCATAATACTTCTTTATTCTACACAATATTGAGAAAGACGGGGGCGGGAGACTTAACCCGTCTATCTCTTATTAATTAATTATAGGAAATAGAAATGGCAACACAAATCACACCAACTACTGAGCTACAAGCAGTCAACATAATGCTGTCTGTAATAGGAGAAGCTCCAGTTAATGCAATTACAGGCACTACATCAGTTGACGTTTCTACAGCAAAAAATATTTTAGATGAAACATCTATGTCTATCCAATCTCAAGGATGGCATTTTAATACACACAATAAATACACTTCATTATCCATAGACCAAGATGGTCGAATTCCCCTTCCAGCTAACTGCGTTAAAGCAGATGCTAGTCAAAATTTTAGATATATTAATTTAACTATTAGAAATGGTTATTTATATGATTTAGATAAACACACTGATATTTTTTCATCTGTGCCAGCAGAAGTTGATTTAGTTTTAGTACAACAATTTGAACAATTACCTGAATACGCTAGACAATATATTACACAAAAAGCATCAAGAAGATTTGCTTCAAGATTTTTAGGTGATAAAGAAATAATTTCATTAATAGCAAATGATGAGAATGAAGCATTAATGGCATTTCATCAAGCAGATAGCCAAGAAGCTGATGTTAATATGTTAGAAGGTGATGCAAATACTTACTCAATTATAAACAGACCTACTAGAAGGACTTGGTAATGGGTGGTGTAGTATCACAGAGTATTCCTAATTTTCTGAATGGTATCTCACAGCAGACACCTACACAAAGAGGAATTAATCAAGGTGAAGAACAGATAAATTTACAAAACGGTATAGTAGATGGTTTATCTAAAAGACCTTCATTTGAATACGTAAGTACATTAGATGCTACAAATGTATATCCTAACACTACAAAATTTTGGTCTATACAAAGAGATAAGCAAAACCAATATATGGCTGTTGTTTACAATGGCGGTGTTAAAGTTTGGGATTTATCTGGAAATGAAAAACCAGTTACTATAGCAAGTGGAGCAAGTTATTTAACATCTACTAATCCTAGAAACGATTTTAGAATGGTTAACATAGCTGATTATACTTTTATTGTTAACAAATCAAAAACAGTATTAGCTGATACAACTACAAGTGCTGCTGCTATTGCTGAATTTTATATTAATGTTGTTCTTACAAATTATGGTAAAGAATATACAGTTGAAGTGAAACATCCTAACATGGCATATGGCATTAAAGCTGCCTTGCAATTGCCTACAGGTTCTAATGCAACACATGATGCTTCATATAGAGACACAGCACATGTTGCTGATATATTATTTAAAGGAACTTCTAGTGCTTATTGGGATAATTCATCTTCTGCTACTTTCAAATTAGTTAGAACTGACACAGGTGCTACGCTAACAACCACACAAGGTATAGGAACTTATGCTGGTGTTACAAATTATTTTACAATGAGTTTGTTTCCTTCAGTTATTAGAGGTGTTTCTACAGATGGTAATAATAATTTTACATTAGAAACAAGTGATGGTTCAGGAAACACAGCTATGTATTCTGTAAGAGAAACTTTAAGTGATTTTACAAAATTACCTTATCATGGAAGTACAGATAGTAAAATTAAAATAACAGGTGATGAAGGTGATGTATTATCTGATTATTGGGTTCAATACCAAGATGATGGTGTTTGGAAAGAAACTATTGCACCAGATGTTAGTTTAGGTTTAGATAATTCCACAATGCCACATGCATTAATAAACAATAATGATGGTACTTTTACATTTCAAGAATTAGACTGGAATGACAGAGTTGCTGGAGATGGTATTACTAATGCTAATCCAAGTTTTGTTAATAATACTATTAATAATTTATTATTTTATAAAAATAGACTAGGTATTTTAGCTAGAGATAATCTTATACTTTCTGAAAATGCAGGATTTTTTAATTTCTTTGCAAAAACAGTAACACAAGTTTTAGATACGGATACTATTGATATTGCAGCCTCTGGTTCAGAAGTAAACACATTGTTTGATAGTGTAGCTTTTAATGAAGCTTTATTATTATTTTCAGAAAAAGCACAATATAGATTAAGTAGTGCTGGTGACAACATTACACCTACGACAGCTGTTTTAAATGAAGTATCAGCTTTTGAACATGACGCAAATGTTAAACCTGTATCAGCTGGTAAGTTTGCATATTTTGCACAAGCAAGAAATAATAACACAGCAATAAGAGAATATTTTGCTGATGATGATACTTTAACAAATGATGGTTTAGATATAACAGTTTCAGTTCAAGATTTAATACCAACAAATTTATATCAATTAATAAGTAATACCACAGAAGATACATTAATTGGATTAGCTGCTGATACAGATGATACGCAGTTGGCACCTTATACAACAGGTACAAACGTAACATCCATTAATGGTGGTACTTTGTTTATTTATAAATATTTCTTTGATAGAGGAGAGAAAGTACAAACAGCGTGGTCTAAATGGGTTTTTAATAACGCTAAGATTATTGGTGGAATGTCTTCTGAAAGTTTTATTTATTTAATGGTTGTTGAGGGTGTTAATACAAAATTAATTAAAATTGATTTAAGAAATTTAAAAGATACAACAATAGGTCATAGTGTTTATCTTGACCTTAAAACAGCAGTAACAGGAACTTATTCAAGTGCAACAAATTTAACTACATTTACATCACCATATGGTGTAAAAACAGGTTTAATTGCAGTAGACAAAACTAATGGTAATAATTATTCTATTACAAATACGGTTGGTTCTACATATACTTTAGAAGGTGACCACACTGATTTATTTATTGGGATACCTTTTGAATCTACTTATAGATTGTCAACTCAATATATTAGAGAAAATACTGGAAGAGGATTAGTGGCAGTAACTTCAGGTAGATACCAAATTAGAAACGTAGCTTTTAATTATGAAAATTCAGGTTATTTTCAAGTAGAAGTAACACCAACTAATAGACCCACAAGTTATAGTATAATGAATGGTTATATTATTGGTACTGCTACAAGTAAAGTAGGTGTTCCAGCTATAAACTCAGGAACTATAAAAGTTCCCGTATTAGCAAAGAATACTGATTTTACACTGGATATAAAAAGTTCTTCGCATTTACCTATGTATATAGCAAGTGCGGAAGTTGAAGGTTATTATCACAATCGTTCAACAAGGATTTAAAATGATTAAAGAAAACTACGTAAGACCCGCTATATTAAAAGATGCTTTAGATTTAGCACCTAGAATACGTAAAGGTGACAGAGCAGAGATATTAGCGTCTGATAATATATCACCATTAAAAGCTTTAGTATTACCTTTTACACAAGAAAATAGTAAAATATATTCTATAATTGGAAGTAAAAGCGAAGGTGTTATAGGCATGTTTGGTGTATCACCTTGTCCTGACCCTGAGTATGGTGTAGCTTGGATGTTGTCTAGTGAAACTTTATTTAAACATACAAAACAATTTATAAAAGAGTGTCCTCATTGGATAAATGAAATGGGGAAAGATTATAAATACTTATATAATTTTGTAGATAAAAGAAATTGGAAGTCTTTAAAATGGCTTCAATATTTAAACTTTGAACCAAAAACTGAAATAGGAGATTATGGCTTTGGAAAAATGCCTTTTTTATTAATGATGAAAGAAATGAAAAATGTGTAGCGTACAAGCAGCAGTAGCAGGTTTAAACATAGCAACTTCAATTCAAGACTATAGAAGTAAAAAAGCAATTGCTAGAGGGCAAGAAATTGCCAATGAAAAAACTCGTGAAAATTCTGACCAAGCATATTTATATGATATTCAAAGAATAGACCAAGAAGGCGTTGCTGCTGAAAGAGAAAAAGTAGCAGAAGATTTTAGAATAACTCAAGAAAGTAAAAAAGCACAGGCACAAGCTTTAAATTTAAATGCTGGTAACAGTGCAAAAATTATTCAAGATATTGCTGGTACATATGATTTACAATTTTTGGATGTAGCCAGAGATTATGAAATAGATGCTATAAGATTGTCTGGTAAAGAAACAGAAGCTTACTCAGCACAGCAAAGAAGATACAACAGTATTGCACCTGTAGTTCAACCAAGTAGTACAGGATTAATGTTACAAATAGCAACGCAGGGCGCTTTAGGGTACATGTCACACAAAGAGGCAGTAGCAGGTAAACTTACAAATACAGATGAAATCAATAAAGTATCAGCAATTAGAACAATGACGGAAGGCTCATCATAATGGCATATAAATCAAGAGTATCACAAAATCAATATTTTGGTGCAGCTTTTGCTGGTCAAGCAAGAAGCAGTCAAAGCACTGATGCAACAGATTTAGTTGCTTCTTTAAAATCAATCAGTCCAGATTTAGAAAAATTAGCTACTGTTTATACAGAAGATAAAAACAAAAAAGCTCAAACAAAAATGCAAGAGCTTATGGTCACTAAAGATGCTGACACAATTAGACAAGAAATTCTAGCAGGTAAACATCCAGAGTTATCTAGCCAATACGTTCAAAAAACAGTAAACTTCCACACAGGTAAACATGAAGCAGCAGCAACAATTGCTGAAATAGAAAATAATAAAAACAAATACAATTTTAAAAACGGTGATAATTTATCAGGTTTTTACAAACAATATTTACCTGATTTTAATGGTAAAGATGGTTCTTATGCTTTAGGTTTTGCAGCAGTATTTAATGAATACAAAGCAGATGAAGCAATTAAAGATGGAAAAGAAAGAGCTGCATGGGCGCAAGAACAAAAAATTAATCAAGGTGTTGGAATTGTAAAAGCAGGTTCACCTGATACTTGGATGTCAAAAATTAATGGACTTAATTTAGAACAACCACAAGGAAGTTTATATACAAATGAAGAGTTAAATGATGTTACTTTACAGTTAGCTGAAAACATTTACAAAACAGCAAAAACGACAGAAGAAATAGATAATGCATTAATGCTTTTAACAACAGCTAGAAAAACGGATGAAAATGGTAAAACTATAATAGGTTCTTTGTCTAGCACAAACAGAGCGGATGTAGCTAGTTTAGAAGGTAATTTACAAATTAGAAGAGTAAATTTAGAAAATCAATCAAGAGTAGAAAAAGAAAATCAAAAACAAGATGCTAAAGATGATATTTGGATAAGGTCTACAGCAAAAGATGAAAATGGTAATAAACCATCTATTACTGATGTTATAAAATTAGCAGAAGAATATAGACAAACAGACCCCGCAGATATTAAAGGTTATAATAATTTTGTAGCTTGGCACACTACACCAGATAAAGATAAAGTTATAGCTGACCCTCAAATTACAAGTAAATTTAAATTAGATATTGCTAAAAATACATATACCACATCTGATGAAATGTTAGATGATTTCTTTACACTTGGTATTGCAGGTGACCCTAGTGAATGGTTAGCTAAATGGCAACAGTCATATGCTTTACGTGGTGCTAAACCTATATTTGACCAAGATGCAAACTACACTTCACAAAAAGAATATTTAGCAAAACAACTTACTGATAAATATAAAGTAGTTGCAAAAGAAGGAGTGGATGGTGTGAATTTTTCTGACACTGCAATTGTTAATGCCACTGAATGGATTGATGAACAAATTTTAGACCAAGAAGAAGCTTGGAAAAAAGAAGGTAAAACACCATCATCAACTGATAGAAGAAAACTTGCTAAAGATTTAAGAATGGATGCACTTGAATTATTTGCACCTACTGATGAAGGAATGGCTCCAACAACAGCACCTTCGGTTGCACAATTAAGTACAGCTGAACAAGAAGCTGAAATACAAACTGAATTAGCAGCAGAAGAAGACGCTAGAGCTAAACAAGCTTTAAATCAAATAGCTTACCAAACTGCAACTGAAGGGGGTCTTATTAACACAACTGTACAACAATTAGTAGACAATATTAAAACAAACATTGATGAAGAAGGAACACAAAAAATGAGAAGCGCTGTTTTAAGTGGTGTTATAAAACCTAAAGATGGTAAAACCGCAGAAGAAGTTGCTTTTGAAAAAATACAAGTTCCAAGAATTACTAAATACGTAAAAAATATTTTAGGAGTTAATTTTGATGAAAACGTTTTAGCAGTGTTACCACAAAAAGAATATAATAATATTCGTGATAATTTAATAAAAGCATGGGGTTTATATCCTAGACTTCCTGATAATTTAACTCAAGAAGATTTACTTACTTCTCCTGAAGTTCAAAAATTAAGAGAAGCACAACAATTATTTGATAATATAATTGAAAACGTAATAACAGAAAAACAATAATATGGCTAAATTAGGCACTTTTTCACTTCCAAGTGATATTACAATAAACGATACTACAGAACAACAACCTATTAGCATTGCAACTGCTACTCCAAAAACCTCCCTTAAATTTCTAGCTACTGAAGATGATGCGCTAGAAGAGATACAAACAAAAGAATTTTCTGACACTTTAAGAGATTATTATTTATATCGAGATGGTGAAACAGAATACACTATGAGAGGTGTAAAGAAATTTTCTGAAATGTCACACGCTGATTTATTAGAATATTTTTATCAAGATAGGTCTTGGGCTAATAATAACACAGGTTCTATGGGTAAAGATTTATATAATGCTTTTACAACTGATGAAAAAAGAAAACAACAATTAGCTTATATTCAAAATACTTACAATAAATTACCTTCATTTTGGAATGACCCTAATAGAAGTTTTGGGGATTGGTTGATTGATAATGGAGGGGCTATGATAGCTGACCCTGTCAATTTAATATCATTTGGAATTGGTGGTCAAGCTGCTAAAGTTGCTTATAGACAAACTTTAAAAGAAGCCTTAAAAGGTAGAGCAGCTAAAGAAATTACTAATCAAACTATCATACAAGCAGGTAAAGAAGCTACACAACAAGCTTTAGGAAAAGCTGTTATTAAAGGAGCTATTACTGAAGGTAAAATTGCAGCAGGTGTAACACTAGCTCAAGATGCTATGCTTCAAACAACAGCTATTAAAACTGGATTACAAGAAGATTTTAGCAAAACAAGATTAGCAATAGCAACAGGTGCTGGGTTTGGTTTTGGAACTGTTTTTGGTGGTGCGTTTTCTTATGGTGGTTTTAAACTAGGTGAAAGACAAATTAGAAATAAAGCAATTAAACAATTAAAAGATTTACAAGATTATGGTAGAGGTGAGATAACTGGTAAAAGATTATTTGCTGATTTAACTGTTTCTAAAAAAGAAAAACAATTATACAAAAATTTAGGTGATGAAGAAATTGCTAGAATTGATTTTAATAGTAGATTAGTAGGAAACACATTAGATGAAAAAATAGTTAATTTAAGAAAAACTATTGGTACAGGAAGACCCCCTGAAGAAGAAATAAATTATTACAAATATCCAAAAGAAGTTAGAGTCTATTTAAAAAATTTAGCTGATTCAATGGTTAGAAAAGGTGAAATTTTTGAAAATGTTGTAAGTGAAAAATATGCTATAGAACAAGCTAGAGTTATTGGGTTAGACCCAGATGCTGTAATAGCACTTGGTAAATCAAGAGCTAAAAATGATAGATTATTATATGCTGAAATACTTGCACATGGAGATTTACTAGCAAAACAAGGTGATGATATAGTAAAACTTGCAAATGATTTACATAAAGTAGATATTACACCACAAGAAAGAAAAGCACTTTTAGCTGAGTTAAATAAAAGAAATGAAGTTGCTGGTGAAATACTTGTCAATCAAAAGAAAATGACAGAAAACATTGCAAGAGCGCAAAGATTTCAACAAATAAATAAAGATACTACAAGAGCAGCAGAGTTAAAAATTACTCCTGAAGACCCTGAAATGGCTGCTTTAAAAGAAGGTAACCCAGAAGAATACTGGAAAGCAATAGCTAAATTAGATGACACTGACCAAGTAATATTGTCATTACAACATGCAAGAACAGTTAACAAATGGGATTTAGCGTCTGAATATGTTAATAACAATTTACTATCTTCTCCTGATACACATGCCATTAACTTTATCTCAGCATTAGTACAAACACATTGGAAACCTGCAACCATGTTAGTAAGAGCAGCTTTCTTAGCTAAAGGAGATAAAGTAAGAGCAAACCAATTAGCTAAAGAAGCTATAGATACTTACATACAACAATTTATATTTACTAAACACGCATTAGTTGCTGCTGGTAAAAGCTTTAAAGCAGGCAGAAGTATTCTTGATAGTAAACAAATGAAGTATGATAACAACATACGTCAAGGACAGTTACAAAAATACATACAATCTATGGGTAGATTAATGACTGACCCTTTAGGAAACGTAGGTAATGCAGTTCAAAAAGCTGTCATTAATCCAGTTGCTTATGCTACAACTTTACCTATGCGTATTCTTAGTGCTACAGACGAATTTATGAAAGTTATGTCTTACAAAGCACGTATGGCTTCTCAGATAAATAGTCAAATTAGAACTGAAACAGGTGCAGGATTTTTTGATACTTTATTAAAAAGAAATAAATACAAAGAAAGATTTAAAGAAATAGAAGCTGAATACACTACAAAAAATGGAGCTGCAATGGAAACAGCAGATATGGCTACTAATATTTCTAGTGTAAACAGATTACAAGTAAATGACCCTTTACAATA